ATGGACGCTGAATTCTTGGCGAAAAGTCTCAAACGTGTTTTCGATGAATGCCAAGAGGCTCAAAATCGTGAGGATACTGGACGTGTTGGAACTACTCTCGTAGAAGAGTTTAATGATTTACTTGAGAAATACAAATCTGAATACCAGGAGAACAAAATCATTCAGGAGATTGAACCAGTTGGCTTCCACAACTGGAGTGGTTCAGATGCACACCCAAAGGACGTACAGCAGGTGAAGCAGAACTGCCTGAAGATTGCGGACAGTCTGGAACTTTCTACAGATGACTTTCGAGAACCATCTACGTCTGAGAGTTTTACCACGATTCATTTCGAGGCAAACCAACGAGTCGAGCAGTCTGTCTCGGTCGAGAACGTCCTCGAGATGATCAACCAGCAGATGATGCCTGACAACGAGAAAGAAGAACTGAAAGATGTTGTCGAAGAATTCACTGGTGAGCTGGAAAAAGAGAATCCAGACAAATCCAAACTTGAGCGACTCCTCAATACGGCGCGAGAATATCAACCTCAGATTGCTCTCCAACTAGGCGCAATCGGCCTCAATAACGGTATTGACGTTCTTCTCGGTGCGACGTAACGAAGTTTAGCCTAAATCATACAAACCACTGTGTCAACCCAAGTGTCGAGACTGATTGGTTCCCCAACTCCCATCCTACCTAGAGCGTCATCGGGGCGACGTGCGCGCCAGTTTCAGCGTTACCCCACGGATTCCATCGTCTCCAACTCGTGGGGTAACTTTGCTGGCTCTGGAGCCAGCAATGTCGCAGAGTCGAGTAGCGACTCTGCTAGACTCCAAAGAGACGGTGCGAGGTGACGGACGACGTTGTCCAAGTTACCCCACAGGGTGTACTCTCTCCAAACCGTGGGGTAACTCCCTTCAATCGACGTCGTCCCGATCGAATTCGAGCGACTCCTCGTCGTGGAGTGCATTGATCAGATCATCGATCCGACGGCTGATTTCCTCGTGACGGTCGTCGAGTCGCTCCTGGATCTCCTCTAATTGCTCAGCAAGATCGTCGAACTGATCGTCCATGTCGCCGGCAAATCCTCGATCAGTCGCATCCTCATCGTTACCAAACGCCCACGCGAAGACTGTATCTAGCTTCCGGTGGATGTTCGCATGTTCGTCTTCGAAATCCCCCACCTCATCCTCGAGCGCGTTAATTCGAGATAGAAGACGACGATAGATAATACCAAGGAGCGCAGTGAGAGCACCGACAATCAGCGCTATAAGTGTATCCAGTAGTCCAACAGGGAGAGCAACGTCCGACATAGATATCTTACTATAGCGACAACTCGGCGATTTTAGAACTAAGAACAGAGTAATTCTATTATGAGAGAAACACTTATCCTGGACAATATCATCAAATAAGACATAAATGCATGTGGAAGACATCAAACCAGATCACATCATACAGGGTATTTTAATCGCAATTATAGCACCAGCTCTTATCCCTGCTATTCTAGAAATTTCTGCAGCAAAGCGAGTAGCAGTCAGTGATCTATTATCAACCGGGTTTAGTGTTGAAGGGGGATGGGAATTGAAGATGATTTTCGTTCTAATGGCCGGATTGGTTATGCTATCAATCCCATCGTGGGGAATCCTCAAGGAAGTAATCGAGGCAATCCTGAAATAGGGTGCGATCGATTGAATTCCTGTTTGATCGAATTGATCAGAGTGCGCGTCGGTTTCTGCGGACATCGCGCTGTGCCAAGATGAGCTCGGTATCGATCCGTCCGCTAATATCGAAATCGAGTGACATCGTCTCCCCGCTCCCCAGCGAGATTTGCACCTCGTCTAACTCCCCAACGTGATCCTGATACTCGGCACCGACAACTGTCCCGGCGGATCCATCCGCTGTCTCTGGAGACTGTGCTACACCGTGGTTGACTGCGAGAGAGGGATCGGAGCTATCGTTAAGTCTGTAGTAGATCCCTGCTGTGCCGAGACTTGCTTCAGTCCGGACGAGGTCGTCGAACGCGTGCTCGAGGATCCACTCCTGTGACTTCGAATTCGAACTCGACGTCCAGATTCTGACGTCGGCTACACCACCAACGAACCCGCTCGATCCGTTTGGATCATTGCCGACGTAGTTGGTAACGTCGAGCTCGTAGGGCGAGATGATCGAGTTGTTGATTGCATCTGTCTCCCACTCTACTTGGCCGTTGACGAGGACTCGTGTCGTCTCAATACTCGGGCCCCAGATTACGGACAACCGTTGGCGGTAGTCGTTATCGACGATGCCTAATGGACTTCGACCCTGCCAGTCCGGATCACCACCGTGGATCTCGATACTCCCATCACCGTAGAGCCGAATCCAGGAGGAGGGATCTTCACCGGAAATCTCGTGTATTGTGTAGTACTCGTTGTCGCCCATCGCGTCGAGGCCGTCGGGCCGAATTAGATACTCGAACGTCCAGTACCCTCCTGGATGATCCGATTCTTGAGGGAATTTGTAACTGAATTCGATATGAGAATTGCCGTCGAAATAGAGCGAGTTCTGTCCGATTTGCCCGCCATAGGGGAACGCGTCCCCCCAAGCACTCACATTGTAGGAGTAGCCAGGCATCACCATCTGTGGAACGATCTCTAGTGCTCCAGACTCATCGCGCTCAGTAATTGATTCCTTGAGGAGACGATCGGCTCGCGACTCTACTTCGGCTTCCGTTTCGAGATCGAGACTCTTCTCATACTTCTCGATCACGCCGTCGTCTCCGAGTCCGCGCTCTGCCATGAGATCGATCTCCTCCTGGTGCTCCGATGTCGCCGTGTACGATGATCCATCATCGAGTCGTGCTCCAGTGACAGTGACACTGTTAGCGTAGTCGGTGAGATCTTTCGACCTCGTCGACGATGTAATCCGCCAGTCTGGTTCGATATTGACAGTTCCCACGGGGGAGGTGTCTACTGCTTTGGCGTCGTAGTCTCGGATTGCAAAATTGTAGGATCCAAGATCGTGGAGTTCCTGGAGGATTTCGAACGTTGTTCCCTCGATCTCGGCCTCGTCAATCGCAACAAACCCTGCTTTGTCGGGGGCGAGCACTTCCGTCCGGATCACTTCGATTGGTTCTCCGTTCTCGAGCATTGGTCGGAAGAGACCGTACTGATCTGAGCCGAATTCGAAGTAGAAGTAATGGTAGCGTTGTGGGCGTTCGTGCTCGACAGTCGTCCACACCTCCTCGACGATTTCGTCCGTGCTATTCGGATCGAGATTCTTCATCCCTCCACGGAGCCAATCAGTAGGCTCGTCTGTGACGACGAGCATTGCGATCCAATCAGTCGGTTCGTCCGTCTGGATCGTCTGGAGTTGATCGCCACTATCTGGCTCTTCATCGTCGAGGACAATGTTGGCCTCTTCAAAGACGAGACGGTTGCGCTCGACAGTCACACCCTCCGTCTGGATCGAAGTAGCCGGGTTCCAGGCCCAGAGTGAGCAGTGATCTCGATCTGAGAGAAAGACGCTGTCGTACAGTTCACGGTTCGGTGGGAGGATGAGAGCGTCATAATCGAGATCCGCCCAGAAATCGACAAGTGCGTCGTAGACTGTGGTCTCGTTGTACTCGACAGTGGTAACGTTGCGATCTAACTCGACGAGCACTCCACGACCACTGATCGTTGTCTGGGCAGACTCGTAATCAGCCTCGTACGACTCGAGTTCGCCACGGAAGATGAGATCACCGTCGTAGTAGATCCAGATGTCGGAGTAGATCTCGTCACCGAAGTCGTCTGTGTAGGGGAGTGTCCCAGTCCAGGATCCCATCGAGGACGAGCCCTCAGTGACGTCGAGGCTCACAAATCGAGTAAACTCCTGGGCCCCATCGCTATCGATCGGCCCGCCAAGAGTCAAGACGTACTCAGTCATAGTCCGGCCTCGAACTCGTTTTCGACGAGCGCTCGATCAGAGTACTCTGCTCCCCGTGCCACAACGAATAGCTCGAGTTCTACTTGGCGATTAACGCCGATCGAATTGGTCGAGAAGGTTCCACTAGTAATCACACACCACCAGTCGTCGATGTCAGAGAGAACGTCTCCAGGCACAAGGTGGACAAGTTGCGAGCTATAGCTTGACTGGGGATGGATCGACTCGTGATACCAGGGTCGTCCCCGGATATCGAGCCCCGTATTCGACGTTGAATCGTTGGCGTATCGAACAAACTCGCGTAGGATGTCGATCTCACCCTCAGCCATCTCGTCGACGAGGAAAGCGATGGTGATGTCGTCACCTACACTAAAGGAAGGGAACGTATCACCAGTCGCTCCAGGGATCGTGATTGTCCCTGACGTATCAGTCTCGATGTTCCAAGAAGTATCTACCATAGTATGTTACTAAAAATAAGGAGTTACATCCGCGAGATTCGGTTCGACTTCGACTGTTCATTTTCCTCAACGACGAGTTCAGCATTCTCGCGTATGAGTTCCGCGAGCTCACCGTCGCCCTCGATCTCCAGTCGTGCCGTAATGGTGCCACCACTCACGCTCTGCATGGATCCACGAGTCGTCTCAGTCACTGTTTGTCGACCGACTTCGTAGGCCGTATCGAGGTACCCACTCAGTTTGTCGAGCGGGACGACGGCCTCCTGTCCGGCCTCACCAATCATTGCGATCGTCGCACTATCGACGATGCCACCGTCGGCTAACTGTGGGAGATCAAGTCCCTGTCCACCGACCGTTGTTGATGGGACATTGATGCTGCCACCCCCGACAGTCCACCCACTCTCCCCTGGAACTGGATTGGGGATATCCACTGTCGGAACACTCAGTCGTTGGCCCCCAACAGAGATCTCGGGGATCTCGAGCGTATCGGGAACGAGCTGGTTGAAGAGATCGACAGCACTGTCGACAGTACTTCGGATCTCCCCAAGAACCCACTCTGGTAGCTCTCGGATCATGTCCTTTACCGCCTGAATGGCAGTGTCGATGGGGGAGACAATCGCCTCCTGAACAGCACCAAATGCACCCTCGATCGCATTGGAGCCAGTCTCAGCCACCCAGTTAGCGATGTTGGCAATCGTCCCACTAACACCTCCAGCGAGCTCCTCGAGGAACCACATCAAGTTCCCAATCGTCACGTCGAAAACTGCCTGGAAGGCGTCAGAAATCATCCTGACTGCTTTTTCTCGGATCCACGTTTCGATCTCTCCCAGAGTCGTTTTGAATCCAGTAATGAGATCACTGAAGAACCCGTTAAAGTCAGAGATCGTATCGCTGATCCATCCTCTAATGAATTCGAGGATCTCGTTGAAGGTATCGGGGACGATCGAACCCCCAATCAGGAACTCGTAGATATCTTCGAAAATCCCCTTGATGAAACCGAAGATCATCTCGAAGGCTGCCGTCAGTCCCTCCCAGAAGTCCTCAGTGATGAAGTTCAGAATATCACCGAATGTTGTCTGCCAGAAATTCCAGATGATTCCGAGCGCTTCGTCGAAGTCGCCTCGGATGAGCGCGAGGACGGTGCGAATTACCGTTGAGATCGCTCGCATGGCAGTCCCGATGGTGAGCTCAAGGAAGGAGAATGTCGTTTCGACGATCGTCATTACCTCTTCACCGTGATCGTCCCAGAATGATTCGAGCCACCCGAGAACGGTTTCAACGTGATTGGCTACCACTTCGAGCGTCTCGATCACGTCTTCGACAATCGCTTCGAAGTGCGTCTCGAAGGTGTCTGCCAATCGCTTGAGGAGTGGCATCGCATACTCCTCGAAGACGAACATCAGCGTGTTGTAGATACTCTGGAGGATTGGTTCGAGAGTGTCCCAGAGTTCTCTCGCTTTATCCTGAATCCCGCCGAGATTGTTGCTCCACGCGTAGTAGAGCACACCAACAGCAGCTGCTATCGCTGCAACTGGAGCGAGAATCGGAGAGAGAGCACCAACAATTGCGGGGCCGACGCTGACTGCGATTGCTCCCAATCCGGCGAGCGTCGTCCCGACGAGGGCGATGAGTGCTGGCATCCCATCGAGGGACTCATTAAAGTCGAGGAATGCATCGACCGCAGGACGAATGAACTCGATACTGTCCGTCAGGACAGGGAGGAGTTGCTCGCCAATGTCGATTGCGAGGTTATTGAGCTCGTTTTTGAGGAGCTCAACCTGTCCATGGAACGTATCAGTCTCAGTCGCAACTTCACCAGCGAGGGATCCACCCTCCACCATCGCCTGATTGGATGTCTCCATCGCTTCTCGCATCGTATCGGCCGATTCTGCTGTATCGCGGAAGGCGCGTGCTTGAGACGTAGTGAGCTCGCTATTTAGGGTATCGAGGGCGTCCTGATTGCCACTGATGGAGTCCATTAACTCCATCATCGTCTCCTGGGGAGCCTCGTCGCGCATCGTCTCGAACTCCTCAGCAGCCACTCCCAACATATCGGCGAACATCTCGACGTTATCGGGATTCATCATCGACTCAGACACCTGCTGCATCCGCTGTGCAGCCTGTCGACTCGAAGGGGAAACCTCATTGAAGGCAGCAGAAAGGCCGAGGATCTCGTCGGACTCCAGTCCGAGCGTACTCATCGCCTGCCCAGCACGCTGGGTGGAGTCAACGATCTCGTCGGATGTCGTCTGGTAATTGTTCGAAAGTTCGTTAATGGAGTCGCCAAGCGCTCCGATATTGTCGAGTGGTTCGTCGAGAGCAGACGACATCTTTCCGAGCGCAGTGCCGGCTTCATCAGCAGAGAGCGTCGTCGCCGATCCCATCTGGCCGGCGACTCGAGTGAACTCCTCGATCTCGTCTGAGCCTTCTGCTCCCATTCTGCCGGCCTGAGTGGCTAGTCCAGCGAGTTCTTCCTGCGCTAGCGGGATTTCACCCGAAAGATCCTGAATCGCCTCAGACAGCTCTGCAGCTGTCTGTGGATCTGTCACCTTTTCAACGTCAGCCATAGCCTGCTCGAAGTCAGCAGCAGCACTCGCACTCGCAGCGAGTCCGGCAGCTCCCGCTCCAGCGAGGACACCTCCGGCTCCTGCAACGGCCGTCTCCATGTCGACCGCCGAACTCTCCACGTCGTCGAAGACATCCGCAGCTCCCTCGTCAGAAGCCGTGATTTGGATCGCTAACTCTTGACTGCCGTCTGCTGTAAATGACATCTATCTATTGAATAAAATAGTCTCAGTTCCGTTGCTGATCTAACTCTCTAATCCACTCTTTGTCCGACTCTCGGGCTTCACCTGGAACGCGCTCGTGTGGGCCACTCCCCTGGGTTTGGCCGGAGTTCTTCGCCTTCTGACGATTCTGTTCGTTTGCCCCTTCAAGGAGTACGCGCGTCTCGGGAAGTGTCAGTTTGTAGAATGACGTGTCGCCGGTAAACCGATAGCCAGAATCGTGGAGTTGTTTGATCCAGAGTGCTTGCGTCTTCAGTTCCGACTCTCGGCTAGTTCCATTAACTTTCCCAGTTTTTCTGGATCATCGATCTTCTCCAGCATCTCGAGATTCTCCATGTTGACGCCATTCTGAATGTCGTATCCAGACGCACGGAGGATCGCAGTAAGAAGTCCATCGACGCCGAAGGCAATCATGTCCTCCTCAACCATCTCAGCCGTGACGTCGAGATTGTCGTGTTCGCGAACGTCGTACCAGTGTTCGTTGAAGAGTTCGGCAACCTCTTCGGAGGCGAGCTCGTTCGGGTTGAGTCGATCACCAGATCCGCCGTACTTGTTAATGTCGCCCATCGTCATCGGGACGACTCTGACGTGCTCCTGGACGCCAGGTAGCTTCTGGGTGACTGGCTGGAGTTCGTCATCGTCACTCCGGGTGACGAAAAAGTCCTCGGGCTTTGCGATCGAAAGTTCAGAATCGTCTTGGGTAGACATTGTAATCAGTCTCGTTGGATGAGTCCGGGGTGGACTCATAGGAGTTTGCACAGAGTGTGTGTAGTGCGACAGCGGAATCAGAAACTAACTGTGGGCGTTAGTCGGCCTGGACGTCGATCGACTTGGGAGTAAACGTGTTATCGAGTGTCGAGATGACGTCCCCACTGGCAGGCCCGACAGTCCCTGGCCCAGTCAGAGCACATCCCTCGAACGTGACGGTACCCCCATCAAAGTGCCACTCGAGATCGAACGTGTTGCCCTCGAGGTGGTCGGTGAGTGCCGAGTGATATTCGAAGTTGCCGGCAACAGTCGCCGTGAACTCAGGGCTCTGCTCTCCGGTGTGAATTGCCTGCTCCGTCGTCCCCATAACGGGGTTCTTTTCGTAGCCGTTCTCGAGGGAGAAGCTGGCCGACCGAACCTCGGCAGCCAGCTGGGAACCACCCTTGGTGATCTCGTCGTCAAGGAATCGCTCGTAGTCCTCGCTGATCGGATCGGCGTGACTGCCGTCTCCGAGAGCAGGAACGCCCAGATCTCCCAGTGCACCATCGTAGCTCTCTGCTCCCTTGAGGCGGGCGAGTTCGCTTCCATCGGCGTCCTCGATGACGACGTCGCCTGCAGTCGGCTCGTCGAGCTCAATCGCGTCGATCGAATCGAACGGATCAGTCGTCGACGACTCCGTCTCCCCATCTAGGACAACTTCGGCGGACGTCGTGGCGCCGTCGGACTCGATCGTCACTGTCTGGGTGGTGTCCTCGCCCGACGTCGAGTAGACGCTGAGTGCGTCTCCATCTGGCTGTCCCACCTTGTACATCCGAACCTTCTTCGCCTCATACGCAAGCGAGAGGACGATTGGGAGAGCGCTCCCAGGATCGCCAGAGACATCGTCGATGTTCGGGTATCCACCACGAGCAACGACGTAGGTGCGAGAGTCGCCGTAGTCTGCTCGATCGACGACAGTGTGCGTGTTACGGAGATCACCATCGTCGTCACGTAGGATCGCATCTCCCGCAGGATCGAGAGGATCGCCACCGTCGTCGACGAAGAACCGCTGGAGATGGTATCCGATCGACGCAGTGTGATCCTCTGCCCCGGTAAAGTGATTCTGGACTTCGTGATCACCAAGCCCGCGCTGTTCCTCGTACTGTGCATCCGCATCCCACTGGAACGCCGTATCGAGCGTGTCCGAGTAGAGCTCCCATTCGGGATCGACTGGCGTCTCACCGGGCGTATCTTCGCGGACGAACTCGACACGGTGCTTCCGGAATCCGCTGTCTGCGTTAGTTGCTTGATTCGTCATTAGTAGTGTCTAAGTATGTGAAATATGTCATTCAGAATATGATACAAGTCTGCTCGGACGTCGATCGCTTAGGCTGATGGAGGCGTCTTCTTCCAAGCGTACTGGATCAAGAACTGGACGGAGTGCTCGGTTGGAGTGGCGTCAGTATCGATGAGCTCCGATTTCTGGCCCACAGAGAGCACCTCGAGCGAATCAGGTGACTGGTTCTGACCGATAATGCACTCGATCTCTTGGGCCATCTGATCTGCTTGGTACTCTTCAAGGCCGACGCTGTCGTAGTCGTCCCTGGATCCGGCGAAGGCTGTCACCATCACTGAACCGGAGCGGGTTTGGATCCCACCAGAACCGTCTCCAGTAATCGCACTGAAGCCGGATTGTCCGCCTCCGAATGGGCCCTCATTCGTGTTCGTCACACCAACCTGTGGGAACCCCTTGCCGTCGTCAAACCAGCCAGTGTGGATGTCCCGATCGACAAGCGAAACTGGGAGATCGGAGTTGTCCCATCCGTCGCGAAGGATATCTCGGACTTGGAGCTTGATATCCTGGATCGTCTCCGGCATTAGAGTACCTCACAGTGGACTTCGAACAGTGATCCCTGGTAGTGGTAATCGAGCGCCTTATACCGTCGTTCAGTCGCACTGTCGATGAACTCAGTCGCTCGAGTTTCGTCGCCTTCTCCAATCTCAATCTCAGCGTCGTTGGGATCGACGTAAATCGTCATGTCGCCTGCGATATCTGCCCCGTCAGGGCCAGACTCGTCTTCCGACTGCGTGTTTGATCGGATAGTTGCTGGAACAGTGTTGGGAGTGGATGACGTCTCCACCCAGTCTCCGTCAGCGTAGGGATTGTCATCGCCAGTCGGATCGTACTCGTAGTTGTAGACATCGACGTCTCTCGCCATCGACTTGTGGGCCCGGCGGACGGCTCGATTTGTCTGTCTGTAGAGATTCATTGCTTCTCCACCTCGATCGAATCCCTCAGTGCTCCAGTGTCGACGGGAGCTCTCGACTGTGCATTGTCGGCAATCTCGTTGGCGAGGGTATCGGCGATCGTGTCCGGGTCGAGATCGCTCCCAATGATTCGGTCGAGATCTCGGACAGCCTCCTCAACGGCCGGCCGGAGGAACGGTTGGGCCTGCATCTTGGACGTCCCGTACTCGACATAGATGGCGTAGTCCACTCCTGCCCGAACCGTATACTGTACCGTCCCCGATGTCCTATAGTCAAGACTGTCGAGGAGGCCGTCGAATCCAGAAATCGAGATCCCAGTCATAACTTACGTTGTCGCGATCACGAATCCACCAGGTCGAGCAAGGCGGTTAGTCGGATCGAGGAGAACCGCCTGATGCCAGTATCGATCGCCATCAGTCCCGAGTTCAGCGTCAACACCCTCATGCGAAACCGAGGAGACGCGTGGATCCTTCGACGTCGCCAGGTGGGCTGCAAGATACATCTCGATCGACGCTAAGATGCCCTCGTCGTCGCAGTAGGGCACACACCGATCCTCGACAACGCGGTGTGCGTCGGCGATGAATGCTTCGAGTTCAGCTTCACTGAGATCCGTCTCGAGCACCTCGCTAACGTCGTAGTGATTGATTCGTGTCATAATAGAGCAGAATCCTAATACGGGACGAGCTGGCTCGTTTAACCCTCGATCTTGACGCCAGCGTCGGGACGGACAGCCGTCCACCCCATCCGGGTGCGAACCTGGATGACGCGCTCGTTCGTCGTATCCTTCTCGTACTCGTTCGTCGTCATCTCCGTCCGAGTGCTCTCAATACCGTAGCTCGAGCTGTCGAACATGACGGCCTCTCCAGCACCGACGTGGCCACCGTTGTCGACATAGACGGGGACACCTGCAACCTCACCGAAGGCGCCGTCGCGGACGACATCGTCGCCCATCTCGCTGGCGCGAGTGAACTCGTCTGACTTCATCAGGTCGCCCTTCGACTCTGCGGAGACGACGAGCAGATCGGGATCGAACGCGCTCCCCTCGAGTGCAGTCATCGCATCGATGACATCGGCGTACTCGAGGTTGCCAGAAGCGTCGCCGATGACAGTGCCTTGGAGATTCTCGTAGTTGCCCTCAGCGTCGGTAGCACTGATCTCCTCGAACGCTGCTTCGTCGAGCGCGTCGGCGAGATCCTCCGCTCGCTCCTGAGTTTGGAGCGCGATAACGTCGAGGAGAGAATCCTCGATCGCCTCGTAGGTGATAGCGATCTCGACACCGTACTTGTCGTGCGAGACGCTGACTTTGCGAGTCCCATTCTCCGATTCAGGGTACTCAGTACCCTCGTCGACGATGCCCGCGTCGCGAACCTTGTCCGAGACGGGAATCTCGACAGTGTTCGAGTTGATCGCGGTTGAGTCGATCTGGCTGAATGCCTGTCGCCAGACACGGTTCTCCTGGGCGTACTGATCGACTTCGGCACGAACTGCCTCCTGATCAATAACTTCGTTACTAGAAACTGCCATTTGCGACGTGACTGCTGTCGCCGAATCGACAGCAGCGGGCCTCGTTCAATCCGAGCGTTAATCCTAGAGTATGGTGCTTCAGATGAAGCGACACTCGTTGGTGAGTTAGCTAACTCACCGTAGTTCGGCAAGGCGCTCCTCGGCGTCAGTCCGAGCAGCATCCCAACCCATCTCGTCGTATCGTTCGATCTTCGACTCGAGGGCAGAGATCTCCTCGTCAGTACCATCATCCGTCGTGGAGAGCTCGCTCTGTTCGACGTCACCAGTCTGGGGGGCCGGCGTCGACTCCTCCTGGCCAGGCGACTCGAGAACGAGCGAAGCCTCTGCCTCGTCGAACTTCTCCTTCAGCTCATCGAACGTGTACTTCTCAGCAAGCTCTTCGGCTTCGAAGAACTCCGTGTCTTCTGCGAGTCGTTCGGCATATTCGAGGCGGACACTCTCGAGTTCCCCACGGAGTTCTGCCTTCTCGGATTCGAGCGCTTCGATTGTCTTCCGGAGTTCAGCTTCAGTTTGAGCCGATTCATCGTCGACTTCCACCTCTTCTACGTCGTTCTCAGACTCTGCAACCTCTGCTTCCTCCTTGACGTTTTCGGTGTCAGTGGGAGTCTTAGATTCGTCTGCCTCAACTTCGGCTTCGTCGACGTCTTCGCTTAGCGAAGCGTCGTCGTTGCCAGCCGAAGCCGGGCTTTCTTCCGTAGTGTTTTCAGTTTCTTCAGTCATATTCGAAATCTCGTGATCTGGCTCAGGATCATCCTGTATCAGTCGAGCCACATCGTCTGCTGTAAGCGACGCTAATGCCTCGCTCGGGCTGGATCCTGCTTGGACAAAGTTAGACGGAGAACCACCGCGGGGAACGACAGAAAGATCAAGAAAGCGGACGTCCTTGACGATTCTCGCGCCATCGTCAGTCATACCGTTTGTCTGATGGATGGCGTGGATCGACACCTCAAGTCGTCCTCGAGCGATCTTCATCGCAATCTCCTCGTCGTCGACCTCCGCCTCGAAGACAATTCCGACGTCATCCTCGTAAGCAGCGTCGACGACTTCCCCGATGACGGCATCAACGTCGTTATCCACGTGGTTCTTGTTCAGTGGAACGCCAACGAGCGACTGCACGGCTGCACGGAGCTCAGTCGCCGACCAGAACTTGGGCCCGTTCTGCCCGTGAGTAACCTCAGCTTCTCCAATGGCTACCCCGTGAACGACGTAGGGCGTGTCCTGTTCGTCGAGTTCTGAACATCGTGCAATCCCAGTGGGAGAATCCACTCGGACAGTATGCTCTTGCTCGCCAGTGTTCGAATTCTCAGTAGATTCAGTACTCATACAGAAAATCAGTCAGTGATAATTACGTCGTGGAACCCGTCATTAGGAAATGTCTCCTGAGATCCGTCGGGATAATCCACGATGAAATCAGCTCGAAAACGCCCGGTGAGCTCGGATATCTCGTCTTCGCTCCAGGAGTACCTGACAATCCCTCCATTAGCATCAAAGCTAGTGGCAGCGTCATTTAGAACAGGTGATCCACCACGTGGTTCTTGGAGTCGGAATTGAACCTCGGCATCGTTGAGGTCGATCGACTCGCCGTTTTCGTCGAGTAGCACAGCCTCAAGGACAGGTGCAGTGTCTCCAGACTTGAGATAGAACGATTCACACACCACATACCACCGACGTTATTCAACAGCCATCCCAACGTTCGTGAGATCCAGAACGTCGACTGAGCCGAGATCGTACGTCTGCTCAAGTTCACTGGTGAAGATCAGATCCCCGCTCGAACTATCTCGAACGTAGATATAGTCAACAGCAACGTCAGAATCCCCAACATCGAAACTAATTTCGCCAAGATTAAGCTCAGCATTCCCATTCTCGTTCTGCGAGATGGTATGATTACTCACCGACTGAGGTGCGTAGTTGCTACCCACGGGTTCCGAAGTGATGTCAGCATACGTACTATCCTCAGCAAGTGCATCCGTCGAATTATCGAAGAGCCCTATTTCCACAGTACGTCCGTCGAACGCGCCGTTGAGAACAAGCAGCTCTCCGTCATTGTGTAGATAAGCCATAATTGTCTCTAAAAGTGCTTTACTGCGACTGTCACTGATGAGAACTACTCAAGAAACGAGCTACCCGCGTATTATCTTACGCTCTATACTAATATAAGACTTTATGCTTCCGTGAATGATATAATATTGGGAATAGAGCCCTCATTCGTCTGATCTCTCAGAACTGTATATATCAGCGTCGTTCCCTCCACTAATACGTAGATCATTCTCACCACTGACGCTCATACCATTCGATCCAACGGACAATTTCCTTACAACCTGAGAGTACTGGAATGGGGCATGGAGACTAACCGTGAGATCAATTAGAGTTGGAGTTAGCGTGATACTGGTGAATATGTTGCTCCTCTCTTGGAGTGTAGTAGTGGTATACGTAAGATCTCCACTCTTGGCGTTAGATATAGAGGAGATATCTGTTGGAATCGAAGTAGCAAACACTATCTTAGATGAGGTGGCTCCGCTTGTCTCCGATTCAGGAATCGATATCTTTGAAGAAATCAGTAGCCTTGCCTCGTCACGTTCGAACTTCCCGGAAGTGATCTCGAGAATAGAGATATCGACGACGTCAGCATGGACATCATCAATAATCCCCTGTAGTGTATTAATTTCGCTTAGTGATAATTCTGATTCAACTAGATGAACGTTTGGAGTTGCTACTGAGAACCCACTTGGTGTAAGTTCCTGAGCAGTGAGGGAAATCGTCGAGGAATCTCTGATTGTAGAGTGTGATTCCACAGCAATTGGGTGCGCTGTAGTATCCAACAGAGCGCTCTCTACGAGTGTGTGAGTCGTTTCACTCGGATTAAGGATACTCGCTCCGACTCCGATATCGACATCTTCATTGAGGCTAGTAGCCATCTCATTGGAGTCCAGAATCTCCACTCTTCCATTGTACACGACTGTGCGGTTAGTGGTCAACGACGCTCCAGTCGTATCGACAGGATCTACACCAACACCAACTCTATCCGTATCTGAGACACCCAGTCCAACCAACTCAGGCTCGCCAATCGTCACTGACGTAGGGGTTGACACGGGAGTAGAGTTTGTAGTAGCGATTATATCTGTGAATTGAGTAATGGCCAATTCAGTGAGAACCGGAGCAGTTTCAGTAGACGAGTGTCCTACTGTCTGATCGATATCCGCTGTTGCACTAATACCTCTAGTCTCGGTCGTAGACGAACTTGTGCTCTGTAGGTTCGGGATCCTCACTATTGCGTTGAGTCCCTCTGACTCGTCAACGATTATACGTAGCGGAGTGTGGGGATCAACAGATGCACTGGTGACTTTCAACGAATTATCAGCAACCGTCCGGACGACGGTATTCTTTGCTTCCCAGGCATCCTGACTCCCTGGAAGCTGTGGATGCGAGACGGTCGTGTACGACTCGTCGTCAAGCGTCCACGCTTCAGAGCCATCATCTGCGTTGTACGCTCGGATTCCGTCAGACTCACACCCCACGTAGATCGTCCCAGTCTGATCTATCTCAATCGAGCCCGAACTTGAATTGATGCTTCGCTCCCAGACAATTTCTGCATAGTCGTTGTCGGGGTGAATCGATTCAGATGGATTCTCAGCTATGTACTTGAACAACCTCGTCGAGTTTGATCCATTCGTCTCAATGAAATAGAGCGCATCATCGTCGTCAGCAACGCCATCAATCACATCATTAGAGAAAAGAGAGATGCCGTGTGGATCTGCAGTGCCTTCTGGGACGAAATATAGGATATCTTCGCCAAATACGAAGGGCTCTGGACTACTCACATCGTACCTTGGAATAACACCGACGGGATCGAAGTTGCTCCCGAGACTCTCGTCCATGTACACCGTATTGTGATTGACGTGAGCTCCCTGATCCCCTTCTCCACCAGAGACTACCAAGTATCGCTGCGATTCTGGGTATTCATCAGATGTTTCATCGTCGTATCTGACGAGCTTTGGAGAGTCACCTGCCTCATCGTCAGTTATCGAGTACTCAGGGATATCTGGCCATCCATTGGTGCCTGTGTCCTTGACGAATACACACCAGTCGTCTTCCCAGTCGGTAACTCTGTCAGTTAGAATGTACAGGTATCCCCAGTCGCTGATGTCGATATCAAGGAATTCGATGTCAGAATCACCGAACCCCGCAACATCCTCCTCTGAGACAGTCCATCGAACATTACCATCTGGACTGTAGGAGATAATCCGATCAGGTTGATTGTTGTAGAAGACGTACGCATTTCGGTCGCTATCGACAACAATGTCAAACGGTTCCTCTGGAAGACTCTTCCTCCACGAAACGTTCCCCTCGTTGTCAAAGAAGATGAGCTCACCCGTTGAGCTTGAGTAGGCGTAGTTGTACGGCTCAATCTCACTTTCCTTAGTGGTGAACACACTCGGATTGGTGATTCGAGTGCCAACCCGAGTTACGGCTGGAGCTGCTTCCTCGTTCCCAATTGGTGATGTTGTGTATACATCCCCAATTGACAGCGTACTATCAGCACTAACTATTGACGAAGCCCCCTCTGCAATGGCTGTAGACGTCGAAGCTATCGAATCCCCCTTGATGGCAGCCATACCACTCGTAGAACCCACCGAAGCCACACTATGAACGGAGGAGAATTCAGCAGTGAGAGGCGCAGCAACTCCCTCTATCGGTACTTTCGATGATGCTCTCGAATCAAGTGATAATGTCGATGCACCAATGGTATGTATCCCTGCTGAAACAGTAGAATGGCCGATCGGTAACAACCCATCACCGTTGACACTAACCGTGGCAGGAGTATCTGCTTTCGATGACATCGTCTCTGGTGTCGTTGTAGTAATAGTACTCGTTGTCGTGATCGACACAGGAGATACTGATGAAGTCTCTGAGGGGCTGTGCGGATATCCCTGTAAATCTATCTGTGATGTGATGGGCGAACCCACAGCGGTCGCTGATGGAGAGGTGACAACTGTTTTCCCAGTAGTGACGCTTGCACTCGCCGTCTCAATCTCTACTGTCTGGGTAGAGACGTGGGGTGGGAGTATTTTTGAAGACAGAGTTGTCTTCAACGCAGTTGCATTCTCTATTATTGGATCGGGACTGTCGTCAGTATCTGTGATACGAACACCATCCCAGTGAAATGCAGCTGCTTCCTTATCACCAGCTGAACCACTACTAAACCCGATACCAAGGGCATCAGCTGAGTTACTAGTGATGGTGAGCTGATCTTGTTGCGTTCCATCATAGTAGAACGTCGCGGTTGTCTCTCCAGTGGCAGTAGATCCCCAGTCAACCTCCACCTCAATCCACTCATTTTCTGGTAATACGTAATCCCCAGTGACTTCGGTTCCAGAGTACCCATCATTGAGGGTTACAGTAGAGGTTGAGTCAGCACCGACGCTCCAGGAGTTATCTTCTAATGCACCCTCGTCATTTGTATAGGCATCACAACCGAATAAGAACGAGAATTGCCCATCTAGAATCTCTGTTCGTATCCAGAGTCGAAATACGTGTCCTTGCTCTGGATACGTATTTAGTCCATCTTCTGGATCCGAATAGATCGTTGGGGTGGAATCAACTGGATCTATAAAGAGATGCGATCCTCCGGACGCAGAATCCTCTGATGAGATAGTAGCAATATCGACGTCACCATAATATTCCGTCAAATCCTCATCTTCGAAGTCGTCAATTATCTCAGCCATGTACTATCGAGAGCTACAATCTGAACAGTTCGTCATCGCTCGTCATCTCGGCGATAAGTTCTTCTTGACGTACCCACACGTTGTCAGGGATCTCTTCTTCAGTATGATCAATTTCGAGTGTATCTACGATCCCATTCCTCACATCGTTAACCAGTGAATCATCTATCTCATCAATAGTGCCAATCCGTTCTTCAACGGTGTCTACGAGTTTCCCGTCGAACTTGGAGTCAGGCAATCGGATGTGCTCGTACATGGGCAGTTCGATTCCTCCGTTGATGAACATACCAGCGAGTCCTCCTCCGTATGCAAATCCTGCAACCTTACGCCCGTCTATGACGATATCATTGCCCTGCTGACTATTCTGATCGAGATAGGCATCGTATCCGTGATCACGAAGCACATCTCGCAGCGTAGCAAAGACATCCTTCAGATCACTGAACGAGTAGCCATCACCTAGTATGAAGCCTACTGTCGGAGATGCATCTGCAAGCACAGATGCCTTCGTTGCCTTGAGATGTTTTCCTCTAACAACAGGGTATCCGCTTTCTCGAGCACTCTCGATATCAAGAAACTTAGACTCCGTCGAGTCAGGGAGATAGTAGTGTGGCTCCGTCGTCTGACAAATAAACAGAAACCCGTCGTACGTCTCATCCAGTGCACACCACATCGGAGCGCAATCAATACCGGGGCCTTCGTATCTAAATACTCTCATAATCAAACGGTTGGATGTACCTCTGGTGTCCTGCTGGTAGAGAGGTAGTGCGATTCTTGATATAGTCGTAGAGTGTGGTGTCATCCACAGAAACCTCCTTGATGTCAATCCCGTACCCCTCCTGGATCTGCGACTGTATGTCGTCTACTACATCTGGCAACAGGGTTCCTGGCTCCATCCGAAATCCCTCGACAACAGCTTCACCCTCTGTCAGCTTTTCAGCGTTGTAGTCTTCAAGGTCGATCTCGCTATCGAGTGCCCAGAGTTCGTCACAACTATGTGGATCTCTGGCTAGCTTAACACCGTATGTTTTGGGTGGAGCAAACTGCTCATGTGGTTCGCGAGTATACAATACATACGTCAGATCCTTAGTAGTCATAACGGATTAGTCCTCGAGAGATACCTTCGATCTATTATCTCCAGTCTCGACTGAGTCTGGAGTGGCCGGTTTGTCGTACAGATCCTTTAGCTCAGACTCGACAGCCTGTTCAGTCTCGCTCTTAACATTGTCAGTGCCATTCTGATTGGACTCGTCTCGATCCGGGAGTCCAAGCATATCTCTGAGTTCGTCAACACTCACAACCTCCTGTGGCTCTCCAGCGGTCGCAGTGTTGATTCCCTGTGCAAATTCCTGGAAATCGCCGATGGAGAAGTCGTCCCGCTCAAGGGGGCTCTCGTCGTGACTCTCTTCAATCTTCAGACGGATGCTATTGACGTCAGATTCAGCGTAACCGAGTTCCTCGGCCTTCCGACGGAGAACAGGTTCGAAGGTGGTTGAAAGTCGCCGTCGTTCCATCTGTACAGTCCGCTCGTACTGTGGTGACTGCTCGGAGGTAACGTCGCGATTGACATTATCCGTGAATCCAAGTTTGTACTTGGGGACAGGCATCGCAGAGAGAATCTCCTCGACGTACCAGTCGAGAATCTCCTGGATCTCGGGCACATCGCTCGAGATCGTCTCTACCTTGACATCGCCTGGAACGAAGTCCTTCTGTCCGACTTCCCATTCTCCGTCTTTGTGGGAGTCTCGATAGTTCTTAATCTCCTCCTCGGGCCAGATTCCGGCTCGAGGATTCGTGATGTCTCCGTTGGGCTCACCGAGCTTGAAGATCCAATGGGGATAGCCCTTGCTCCTCACTGCTTCCGAGAAATCACCTAACATCTGGTAGAGTTCGTCGATCTCTTTAGAGACGGGTGCGATCGACGAGTTGCCAAAAATCTCGCTTGTGTCTGGATCCTGAACGAGTTTGACGACATCGTTTTGAGACAAAAAGACGGTATCCTTGTCGTCGAATGGGCCAGTGAGAGCACCATTAGCCCACTGTCCATATGCAGCTGCCTCGCCTCTATGGCTAAGATTGATGCCGTCGAGTTCAGTATCGTCAGGTCGGATCAGCACGGCCTGATTCTCGTAGGTATAGGCTTGCACAGTGGAGGGGTTGAGAAGCCGGAAACCCCAGATTTCGTCCTCACTCTCGGCCTTGGGGACGACTTCGACGAGTGCTGTCCCACGAACCTCCTGCTGCACAATCGAACCATCGAGGATTTCGGAGAAGTCTCGATGACTCTCCCCAGCAATGATGCCAGATTGAGAGAGCCAACTCTCGAGTTCCTTTGCGAGCTCATCGTTGTCAGCATCGACGCGGTAACCCGGCTCCGTGACATCCTCAGCGTACTGGCGGATCGGAACGCGAACAAGTGGACACGTCTGATATTGCTCCCAGTATCTCTCGAGATCACCCTTGTTGGGTCGGATCGATCCAACATCCGCCCCAAGACTGTACAGCGCGTACTCTCCACGTCGATTCTCTGTCTGGACGTCTGGATCCCCGTGACTGAGTAGGGACTCAGCGACACCCCTTGATGCGCTCGAAATCCGATCTCGAAGGTTCATATATGCGACAAAACTGCAGATTCAGTAGCTGTACAATCCATATCCTGCTTCCTCGTGGGCTCTTTCCGTTCGTAGCGCCCAACACGCAAGCGCCATTGCGTCCACAAGATCGGGGGATCGTCCCATCGACGATGTCTTCTTTAATTCCTTCTTCGACGTCGCGTTCCACGCCTGTGACGATCGTGTCGACTTCTCCGTGAGCTCGATATGTCTTGAGGCAGATCGCAACTCAGACGCAAGGTCGGACTGTGGCTCGATCGCACCACTCTCAAGCCATTTGTCGATTGCACAAAGCGCCTCAGTACGCTTGTTGTGGTACTTGTGAGGCTCTATAGCATTCTCCGAACTCTTGAACCGCGTAACGTTGTATGAGCGATTGAGTTCATCTGCAATACCTGATCCTTCACCGACAGCGTCGACGATAACTGGCGTCCGATTATCTTGGATGTTCTGCTCGATAAGGCGCTTATTGACAGAGTGATCCCCTGGACTCTCGACATTCTCGAGGACGTCGACTCGAGAGGGGGTGATGCCGACTACAACTGTCCGGTCGCCCCCTCCCCGCGCTATGTCGACGCCGATTGCATCGTAGTCGGGCGTGTAGTGGGGATTGATCCCGTCCCAGCGATCCTCTGCACGGGCTACACCCTCAGGATAGAACGGGCGGACAGACTGTGCACCATCTGGCGGGAGAACGCCTAGCCGTCGTCTATAAAAGCGCTCGTCGTATCCCGACTCCTCGACGTAAGGGATCCCAGTATCAGGATCCGTTTTAATCATCTCGAGCGACTCCTCGACGCCAGGGAATCCCTTGTTCGGATGCCAGGCGTCGAAGTCCGCCACCACTTGGTCGAGGTCGACTAATCCAGGGATTGGTTTCCCCTCAATCATTCCTGCCTCGAGTTGAACATTGTGACTCTCGAATGACGAGAAGTGGATCACTTCCCATCTATCGCTCTCCATTATCTCGTAGAAGCTGTTGGATTCGTCGTATGGTGGATTCCCAATGGCGATGCACCGATCGCGACTATCCGTCACACTCGAGAGGGCACTATCGAAATGTTGGGCAGAGAGATCCGGCTTGTCGCACTCATCTAAAATGCAAAGCACCCTTTCAGCGTGTCTCCCCTCTAGATTCTCAGGGTACCGACCTGAGATAGCTTTCCAATATCGCTCGGCGTTATCCTCGAACTCGAGACGGGGAGGAGAGTGCTTCATCTTTCCTGGAAGAGGAAAACCCCTGTTTCGAGCACGCTCGAGAAGCGATCGCATCGATTTAAAAACCGTCTCCTCAAGGATCTGGTAAGATCCAGACGTCATAATCCCGATCGCGTTCGGGTTAGTGTAGATCCAGGCTAGGTTAAGGATGGCAACTGTGTACGATTTACCGGCTCCATTGGCCCCTATGACAGCGACATACCTATCCTGGGTGACGGCCCGGAGGAGCTTCTTCTGTACCTCCGCTAGATCGACCCCAAGGATGTCGTCTGCGAACCGAACATAGCGATCTTCGCCAGAAATATACGGGTCGAGAGGATGGCTACTCGCCTCTTCAGCAGACATTTGCGACGATGAAAACTGCAGAAATTAGCCTAGAACAGAGCTATTCGTTGTCAGATGCATCCTTTGCATTGGAAATCCGCTCCATCCAACCGGACTCCATTGCGTCAGCCTTGCGCGTCTCGGGGTTCTGCTCGAGTAACCCCAATTTCTCGAGTTCCTGGGTAGTATCACGCATCAACCGAGAATAGGCCTTGTTGGCCCGATCTGCAGCTTCGTCTCCACTCTGGACGAGATCTTCCTCCAAAATGTACTCGTTAGCTCGCGATCGCTTGACAGCATCGACTGCTGCGTTTCGGATCGCCTCTCGTTCATAGGCACCGACAGTGCCATCGATTCGATTCATCAAGTCGGTACTGATGTCGATCACGAGTTTCTTCTCGTTGTCCGACAGACGCTGGAAGAGCTTCGATCGATCAGAATACAGTCCATGTTTCTCGGCATTCCCGTTGTTCTCGGGTGCTCCACCATTATTCTCAGTCATTTGTATTAAAACTCCCACTATTTGCCTATATGTGCCCGATCGACGTGGTTATAGAGCAATTCTACGTTCTCGAACAGGCTCTCGCAAAAGGGACACTGTTCGAAGGGATCGGCGTCGACGTCGTCTTGCTTCATCAGAAATACGGTGTATAAGAGCTAGAGCACTACTCAGACTGGATCTTAGTTCGCTTCGTCCGGGGGTGAAGCCCGTCGATCTCTCCATCACAATCTCCACAGACGGAGACAAGATTTCGATTCTCATCTTCTCCAGATGGATCGATCTTGTGCACTATGAGATCTCCATCAGCATCACAACGAACACAGGCATTGTCATCGCGTTCAAGAACGGCTTCTTCGAGATCCGAGTACTCAGGCCCGCCCTGACTACCCTCCTCTTCAACAGCGTCACAGTAGCGCTGATGAGCAGGCAGTCCTTGCTCCTTGAACGCCTCTCCACAATACTCACATTCGACGTCGCTCACTCCTCACCACCCTCGGCTTCCTTTTTCTCTTCATGAGCTCGAAGGAGGAGTAATCCCACCCCATAGACGAAGATCGAGAAGAGGAGAATGATACGGCCGATTCCTTTGATTTCCCAGTACCGTTCCGTCTCGACAATCGACTCCAT